GTCTGTGATGTCAGCGATGATGTCACTTATTTACAGCGAATGTTTTGCAGAAGCAAGGTTCGCTTGAACAAAAACGTCGCTTCTATGTGGAGGAATTGCTAATGTCAGACGACAAGAGTAGAATACGCAGACGCATAGTGCCCCTTGAAAAACCTTCAATTAAGGTGAAGTTAGGTTACTTCCAAGATAGAAGTAACATTAGTCTTCCCTGGGGTGCGCCAAATGGAGCTAGGGATTATACTCCTAGTTCACTGCAGTCCTTTTCGGAAAGTCAGGTCACCGTTGACGAAACTCACCGGGGACCTCCTTATCGGACAGGAGGGCCGTTCCAGAGCATGCGTATATTTACTTGTGACCCCTTTGGTGGGGTTTATGGGTCGGGCACGTACGAGAGATCGGACGGCCTGAGAAGGTACGTGGGAGGATTTCATTCTCCCTCTAACATCAAATTCGGGTCAGGAGTGAGTATGAACTCACCCATTTCCTGGATGGAAGTTAACGTAGCCAATTTCCCATCTTTGTCTGACTGGGGTGACAAGGCTTATTCTAAAACTAAGCCTAATTTGGAAAAGGCAAGTGGGTTCGTGGCCCTCGCAGAAGCGAGAGATTTGCCGCGTATGCTCCGTACAACCTCGAAAGGTTTCCACGAAACGTGGAAATCCCTGCGTGGGGATATGGTGAGCAAACAAATGCAGCCTAAACGGACTGCAGATCACTTCCTTAACCTCCAGTTTGGCTGGATCCCCTTTATCAACGACGTGCGCAAGTTTTATAATGCGTACGACGACTCGCTCGCTATGATTGCAAAATTACGCAATCAGAACGGGCAGTGGATAAGGAGGCGCGCCACCCTTAAGGATGAAAGCACGTCGACTATGCTTACTAGCGGAACGAGTGTCGATATATTTCCGACATCCGTTTTCGTTAGTTCGCTGTTCCCGCCGTGGTTTCCTGGTAATGTCGCTCGCTGGGAATTGTGGGAAGACCTTTACGAGGTCATCACTACTTCCGGCAAGTTTCGATATTACCGTCCAGAATTCGATGTCAACAGAAGTGACCATATGTCACTGATGCAGTCCATGCAGCGCCAATTTACGCTGTATGGTATGCGTATAAGTCCATCGAATGTCTATAGAGCAACTCCGTGGTCCTGGGCTGCTGACTGGTTTTCGAATGTTGGTGATTATATACACCAAGTAAACGATATGCTAGTCGACAGCGTAGCCATGAAATACCTTTTCGTAATGCGGCATAGCGTTAGAGTTAGAAGGTTTGTTCAATACCTTCCGTTCTCTAAAGGGCCCGCCGTCTCTCTGCAGTTCAATCGAATTATTGATGTGAAGCAGAGGGAAAAAGGTAACTCACCATATGGATTTAACCTGACCTTGGCTAATTTAACACCAAGGCAGCTTGCTATCGCAACGGCTTTAGGGATATCAAGAGATTTCAAGATTTCCCAATCGTTGTGATATATCGGCTGTGTCCTAGGATCCGTGGCGCATCGCACTGAGAAGTGCGCTACTGACACAGTATTAACCTCAGAAATTACTTAAAGAGGTCAACCATTATGTTCACAGATCCACAAGTTGTAACTGTCAATGCTGTCGCTCAGTCGATGGCGCGTATTTTGATCGAGGGAAAGAAGTGTATCTATCAGAAATCTGATGGAACATTTACTCTCACGATCTCGCACCAAATCTTGTCAAATGACCGTATTAGGTCTATGACAAGAATCGACCAGAAGGCTGTTGTTCAGAACCCGTTGGATTTAACCAACGATTATGATACACTCAGCTTCTATTTTGTGGTTGATAGGCCCAGTTATGGGTTTATTCAAGCACAAGTAGAACAGCTAATAGCGGGTCTTAAAACCTGGCTAGACAACACCGCCATAGGCAAATTATTCGGACAGGAAGCGTAAGCGTAAGCTTATTCAACCTTATTCCCGAAGAAAGGAAGTAACAAGTAAAATGAAATTCGATTGGAAATCCTTTCTGAAGATCATTTTAGTGTTGGTGTCACAAGCGATTGTGCCGCCCCCACTTTCTCCTTCACAGTTGAAAGTGGTGAAAGCAGCGCGGAAGCAGGGTTTACCTGAATCTGTTCTTGTTGAACAGGACTTCTACGCTGTGAATACACTTATGGCTGAGATGCTGAAAAGCATCAAAGCGTAACTTCCTCTCAAGTTTGCTATTGGTTTATAACGGTGGCACAACTTGGTCCGTAGGTATATACCTGTGGACAAATGAGGACATCGTGGCTTGAAGCTTTGCTTCCATATAAGGAGGTTGGCTTGAAAAGCAACGAATGCCATCCCGTGAGGGATGACGTAAGTGACTATCTTGAGTTGGCAGAGTGCGTTTATAAAGACGCCACTGCCAAGTGTACCGCTGATGTCTCTGATTTACGTGATCTGAAAACAATTAGATCACGTGTCAAAGATGAAGGGCTGTCGTTCTTAACGATTACTCTTCCAAAGTTTTGTCGAGACTTCGAAAGTTGTCTTGAACAAGGCCGGATTGACCCAACACTATTCCGCTTTTGGAAGCGTGGTAGTGCAGCAATTCCCACATTTTTGCAGGGGATTACTGGTCATATCTTTGACAGGGAGACTGGAAGGATGATTAACAATGAACTTACCCCCATCATTGGAGGTGTATCAAACGATCTTCCTACTCTTGTTGAGTCTGTTCGGCAGATTTGCCTTACATTCAAAAAGATGGAAGTTGAGTGCGCCCCTCAGAGGGTCGCGCAAGCGCTTGATTCGTTCGTCGAAATCGAGCAATCCCTTGAAACGTTTTCAGTACCTACAGAAGATGCAGCCGACTTTTTGGCAGTTTCTTCTGTGCTCTGGGGTAATATGGTGGCTGATATTCAAACTGCCACGTTTATCCCTAAGCACGGTCCAGGTGCTACCGCTGAACGAGTTTCTGGAAATCAGAAGTTCGTTTGGGGTCGCTGGCACGAGCGTCTTGAGCCTTATTTCCCTGTTATCGACAATGGATACCCTTTGGGTGTCTCTTGCGAATTACAGGTGCTCAAAAATGTTACGTTCGTACCGGAGGAGGAGGAAGAACCCGTGAGGGTTGTCCCTGTTCCTAAAACGTTATCGGGTCCCCGTATCATAGCCATTGAACCCAGTTGCATGCAATATGTGCAGCAAGGGATTCGGGACTATCTCTATGGTAGACTCGAATCGTATTGGTTAACCAGAGGTCACATTAATTTTCGTGACCAGACGGTAAATCAAAGGTTGGCTATGACAGCGTCGTTGACGGGTCAATTTGCAACGATTGATCTCTCAGACGCAAGTGATCGTGTTCCACGTGATCTTGCGCTTGAGATGTTTCGGTCAAATCCTGACCTTAGGGATGCGATCGACGCATGTCGTTCGACCGCGGCGCGGTTACCTGATGGGAGAATAGTCTCCCCTCTCAGGAAATTCGCGTCGATGGGTAGTGCTCTGTGTTTTCCAGTGGAAGCCATGTATTTCTACACGGTATGTGTAGTGGCTTTACTGAAAGACATGAGTCTTTCCACGACGTTCAGGAACGTTAAACGCGTTTCCAGAATGTTGTACGTTTACGGTGACGACATAGTCGTTCCGTCAACGAATGCGGGTGCTGTTCTTGAATACCTGCGAAAATACAATTGCAAGGTAAATACCTCTAAGACTTTCGTGAGCGGAAGCTTCCGAGAATCATGTGGTATAGATGCCTTCCAGGGATATGAGGTAACACCTACATATCTTAGGAAGGAAATCCCTAAGAACAGGCGACAAGCTTCGCAACTTGTCTCGTGGGTAGCCACCGGTAATCTCTTCTACAAGAAGGGATACTGGCGGACTGCTCAGTTCATCTTTTCGAAAGTTGAACGGATATTAGGGTCTCTTCCCTATGTTTCTGAGTCTAGTGGAGTCTTGGGCCGTTTCTCCTACTTGGGTTATTGTTCCATCGGAAATCGATGGAATTCTGATCTCCAACGCTTAGAAATAAAGGCGTGGGTTCCAAGCCCAGTTTATCGCACTGATAAGCTGGAGGGTTACGGCGCTCTCATGAATTGCTTCCAGAGAATGATGTTCCGTGAAGGAAAATCAAATCCCGAGGAAGACGGTGTTCAAGGTTTTCAGATTTCCGAGAGGAAATTTGTTCTTGAACAATCGGATTTAGAGCGTTCTGCACTGCACGGCGCAGTCACACTTAAACGTCGTTGGGTCGTGACCACATAGGTCACGAAGAGCGTTAAAGCTCGGGGGCGG